ACCAAAGATTTTGGTAATTTATGTATGAATGTGGCTCAAGAGTATAACAACGCACTACTTGTGATTGAGAACTCAAGTATTGGTTGGGCAGCAATTCAACAAGTGATAGATAGACAATATGATAATTTATTCTATACCTCAAAAGATTTACATTATGTAGATGTGGCAAGACAAGTCACAAATAGATACAGAAACTCAGATAGACAAATGGTACCTGGATTTAGTATGACACAGAAGACAAGACCATTGGTTATTGCTAAATTAGAAGAATATTTCAGAGAAAAGTCAGTAATTGCACATTCTTCACGATTAATAGATGAGTTGTTTGTATTTATATATAACAACAATAGGGCCGAAGCCATGGCTGGATACAATGATGATTTAGTTATGAGTTTGGCAATAGGACTTTGGGTAAGAGATACAGCCCTCAGATTAAAATCTGAAGGTATGGCTTTGCAAAGAGAAGTATTAAGTAGAATGGTAGACTATGAAGCAGTCTACACACCGAGTGATAATAACAATGATGAATGGACGATGGATGTCGGTGATAAAAAAGAAGATTTAACTTGGTTAATTAAATAACAAGAGGGTAAAATGGCCGAATCAAAATTAAGAGCAAGACTTAGAAGATTATTCTCCACAAATGTAATTGTAAGACATGCAGGTGGAAGAAAATTAAAGATTGCTGATACGAATAGAATTCAACAAACCACAAAGGATAATCTCGTAGATAGATATTCAAGGTTGTATAGTAATTTAGCAACTGGTGGATATGGTAAATCTCAACAAATCACATTTCAATCACAAAGAGTTGGTTTATTCAGAGATTACGAAGAGATGGATAATGACGCAATTATCTCAAGTGCACTTGATATATATGCAGATGAATCAACAATGAGGTCTGAATATGGAGATGTTTTAACAATACAATCTGATAATGCTAATATACATGATATTTTAAGAAATTTATATTATGATATTTTAAATGTAGAATTTAATCTTTGGCCTTGGGTAAGAAATCTATGTAAGTATGGTGATTTTTATCTTTACTTAGATATTAAGGATAAATATGGTGTAACAAATGTCGTACCTCTTTCTACATATGATGTAACAAGAATAGAAGGACAAGACCCTTCAGAACCATACATGACAACATTTCATGTACAAGATGCAGATAATAGACACTCCAATCAAAGAAGTGAAAAAGAATTTCAAAATTATGAAGTAGCACATTTTAGATTATTAAGTGATTCAAACTTTCTACCATATGGTAAAGGTATGATTGAGGGTGGTAGAAAAACTTGGAAACAAGTATCTCTTATGGAAGACGCTATGTTAATACATCGTATAATGAGAGCACCTGAAAAAAGAGTATTTAAAATTGACATTGGAAACATTCCACCAGCAGAAGTAGAAAACTTTATGCAAAAGATAATCAACAAGATGAAAAAGGCTCCTGTAATGGATCAAGATGGTGATTACAACTTAAGGTATAATATACAAAATCTTACTGAAGATTTTTTCCTACCTGTACGAGGTGGAGATAGTGGTACTCAGATAGAAGGACTACCTGGTTTAACTTATGAAGCAGTAGATGACATTGAATATTTAAGAAACAAGTTATTAGCCGCTCTTAAAGTACCAAAGGCTTTCTTGGGATACGAAGAATCACTTGGAAGTAAAGCAACTCTAGCAGCTGAAGATGTTAGATTTGCCCGTACAATCGAAAGAATACAAAGAATTGTTATTTCTGAGTTAACAAAGATTGGTATCGTTCACTTATACTCACAAGGATATACTGATGAGGATTTGGTAAATTTTGAATTAGGTTTAACCAATCCATCTAAAATATATGAAGAAGAAAAAATTGAATTGTGGAATTCCAAACAACAACTTGGACAATCAATGATAGATTCAAAGATAGCATCTACAGAATGGGTATATGATAATATATTTAAATTTACTGAAGATGAAAAGAAAGAAATGAGATTACAACTCATCAAAGACCAAAAGAGAAAATTCAGACACGACCAAATTGAACAAGAGGGTAACGACCCAGTTCAGAGTGGTCAAGCCATGGGAACACAAGGAGCCATGATGGGTGGAATGGATGGTATGGGTGGTGAAGGTGACCCAAATATGAGTCCTGAAGATGCAGATGCTCTGGCCAACGCTAATATTGGTAGAACTGGTAAGGAAATCGGTGGTAGACCAAAAGAAGGAAATAAGTTTGGTAAAGATAGTGGAGCTCGTGGTAGAGACCCTTTGGGTAGTCATGATAGACGAAAACAATACGGAATGGCACTCGCACATTATGACGCTATGAAAGGTCAATTGAAAAATTTAAGTAAAAAAGAACGAAAACTTCTCAAAGAAACAGACGAAGTCTCAAAGGAATATACAGACGATGTAAATTCTTTAAATAATGATTCTAAATAACGAATTATTAGAAGTTTTTATATTTATATAAGAGATATTATACAGTATATTCAAGGGAATTGGAGTATTACATGAGTAAACGAGTAAAACACTCGAAAATAAAGAATACAGGTATTCTTTTCGAGCTACTATCAAGACAAATCACACAAGATATTATTAGTGATGATAAAAAAAGTAAATCTATTGATTTGCTCAAAACATATTTTAACGAAAGTACAGAGATTGGTAAAGAAAACCAACTTTATCAAGTTTTAGTTAAAACAAACTACAATTCTACTGCTAAGGCACAAAGATTGATTGAAGCAGTATTAAAATCTCGCTCTAAAATCAGTAGTAAAAAATTAAAAAACGAAAAGTATAACCTTATTAAGTCAATAAGTGAAAATTACAAAACTGAAGACTTCTTTCGTTCTCGTATTCCAAATTACAAAGTATATGCTTCTGTATATAAATTATTCTTATCCGAATCAATACAATCTTTAAATCCTTTAGATGAGGTAGATAGTAACTTTACTATAATTGAACACATTACGGGCAAGAAAATGTCTACATCAGTCAAAGGTGACACAGAAGTAATTAAAGAATTCAAAGGTCAAGATAAAGACCTGAGATTACTATCTTATCAATTGATGGTTGATAATTTTAACAAAAGATATAAAACTCTAAATACTCCACAAAAAAATCTCTTAAAAGAATATATAAACAATATCTCTAATACCAATTCCTTAAGAGAGTTTGTCAATGATGAAGTACAGAATATAAAAACAGCTTTAGAATCCCATCTTCCTAAAATAGAAGATGATATAACAAGGATTAAACTACAAGAGGCTGTTAATCAAATAGAAAACCTTACTAAAGGTAAAATCGTCAAGGACAAGCAAGTTATTTCTCTAATGAGGTATTATGAACTCATTAAGGAGCTTGACAATGTCCGCTCAAAATAAACTCAAAGAGTATATAAGGCAACTTATCCAACAAGAGTTAAAGGAGGCTTCCTCAACGGCCTCTGCAGGTGATATATCTTATAAAACACCTTACGCATTCAAGAAAAACAAAAAGGGTAAAAAGAAGAAAAAGGCTGGATATGGTGGTGCTCATCACGACCCCACTGTCGGTACGGACAATTTTCCTGCCAGTGACCCAAAGTTGAGGAAAGAATCTGTAAATGAAGTTGAAATTAAAAAATCAAAACTTCGTTTATTAAAAGTAAATACTAAATATACAGCCGATGAGGTGATGGACTTATATAAGGAATTAAATAATCGAGATGTTGATTCCGAATTGGTCATTCAGTATTTAGATACTATCAAAGATAGAGTCAAAATGATGAGAAAAAATGTTGGACTCAAAGAATCAGCTGTAAACGAAGGTAAGTATCATGACTTTCGTAATGACGACTCATTAACCAACAAACAAAAGATTGGAAAGGCAATGAGAGAAACTCGTGATAGTTTAAAGAATTTAGAAAAGACAATCGATATGAATGTACGATTAAAAAAAGAACTGAATGTCGATTCAAGGGATTATTGGAAAAACACACATAAGGCACTACACAAAATAAGTGAAAGATTAGTCAAGTTAGCTGGTAAAGTCGGTCAACTAAGATAGTCCCCATGTCATTTGAAGATAACAAAAAGTCTTATTTAGACTCTTTGTATAGTATATCTACCTTATTAAAAAGGTGGCATACAGAGATACATAAAAAAGATGTAACAAAGAATTACTTAATTAATCGTCTCGATGATTGGATAAAAAAACTCCAAGAACTAAGACATGAAATAATGATGAGGAAAAGTTGATGAAAGACTTAATAGTAGATTATATACCATTCGAAATTTCACCTGAACAGATAAACGAATCCATCTCTCAAAACGGTGGTAAATTGGTGGTTCATGGTGTATTACAAAGGGCTAACGCAAAAAATCAAAATGGTCGTGTTTACCCTCGTGAAATCTTAGAAAGAGAAGGTCAGAAGTACACAAAAGAATTTGTAGCTCAAAAGAGAGCATTAGGAGAACTTGACCATCCAGATTCTTCAGTAGTAAATTTACAAAATGTATCACACAATGTTACAGAAATGCATTGGGAAGGTGATAACTTAGTTGGAACCGTTGAGGTATTAGGTACACCAAGTGGTAATATATTGAAAGAATTATTTAAAGCAGGTATCAAATTAGGTATCTCTTCTCGTGGAATGGGTTCAGTTCAACCAATGAGTGAGGGTGATGGACAAGAGGTTGGAAAAGATTTTGAACTTATAGCATTTGACTTTGTTTCTAATCCATCTACACATGGAGCCTTTTTATATCCTATGAAAGAAAGTGTTGGAAATGAAATACCGACAGGTAGAACTTGTGGTGAATATTGTAAGGTAGAGAGCATCATAAACGATATCATCAGAGAAGGTTAGTGATAAGTTTAAAGTCCTTATTGAAAAATGTCCGTGAGGCAAAAATCACCCCACCGAAAAAAGGGGTGGAAACACCATTGGATGCCAAAGTACAGATTCAAGGATATGGTGTAATGACGAGAAAACAATTACAGAAAAGTATCGAAAGGGTTACCTATGAGGTTTACAAGGATGCAAAAAAAGGTAATCATAAAAATATATTAAGTTCTCTTTATAAGAGAAGCGTATTACAGAGATTTTTGGAAACAGAAATCCAACATAGTGGAGAATAAAAATGGCAATGAGTCCAAAACAACAAATGGAGATGGATAAGAAGTGGAGACAATATCGTCTTGAAAATATCCTTACTGAAGAAGAGAAAGATGCTTTCGATGCACCAGTTCCATCACAGATTAAAAGATTTATGACAAAGTTCATAGATTCATTACAAAAAGGTAATCTTAACAGAAA